TTATACCCAACATTGAATATACATCTCCACCATAAGATGACAATATAAGGTTTATATCTGTATTTGGATTGTGTTGAACAAAATTGTCAAACCTTGTCATAACTGCATACAATGTGTCTTGTTCTATTTCATATGTCAAATACATAGTGTTGGCTTTTAAGTTTATCCCCCATTCTAAATTTTTGAAGAATAGTTGTGTTTTTTTATTCATACCTGGCATGTCTCCATAATTTACTCTCAATATTGTGTTATCCACTTACATTTCCTTTTTTTTAAAGACAAAAACTGGTTCGTATTTATAACCTGCTCCCATCACACTTGATAATGTTAGTTGTAAGGTATCCTCTTGGGTAAACCCCAACTCTTCTGAAATCTTTATAGTCTCTCGTTCAATGAATTTGTACTTTGGTGTATTGGATATGTTAATTAACATATAACCATTATATTTCAAACCATAGTAACAATTTTCTAATGTCTTTTTTAAAAAACCATTTACCCAACTATCTTCAGTTGGATACTTAACATAACTTTGAGTTTCCTCGTCTGAGTATTTCTCTGTATCGAAATAAGGTGGTGAGGTAAAACATAAATCGATTGATTCTTTTTTGGGAACGAACTCCTCACTTCCTTGTTTATATATATCAACCTTTTTATTTATATAACTAAATTCTTTGCTCATCTGCAACAAACCTTCATAAGTCTTAGTAGATGGTTCAGTTCCTATGTAATGTTTGGTGTTAGATGATGAAAGAAACCCAAGTAATCGTCCACCCCAACCACAACTCATATCTCTAATAACTCCATCCCCACCAAACTTCTCGTAGATAAGTTTAGCTGCAGTCGGTCTAAAGTTACTCACAGATTGAGTACCACTATAAATCTTTATTGATTGTCTGAGTCTATTCTCGTGAAACACATTCCTTTCTCCATTTGGGTCTTCACCCTTGTAGTGTTTCTGTTCCCATTTCCAACACTTACGAATCGTGGATTTAAACATATCATCATCGTGAAATATTTCCATCGGAGATTTCTTAGCACTACCACACATCACTTCCCAAAAATGTGGAAAGTAAGTCCAACACAATCTCAATCCGTGCATAGTTTGAACAATCTGATTATCCTTGAATATCGTATCGACATCAAACTTTCTCAGTTTTCTCAAATGGTCGTGTTTTTCATCTTCACGAATTTTGTAGTGGGGAAATCCATGTCTACGATAATAATCAAATATGACTTCTACGCCATATTCGATATCTACCACATCTATTGAATTAGTAACCCTTTCAAACTCCAAGTCTTTTTCATCAATATCGATGAGTCTACCGAGAGTTTCATAGTTTACTCGTGACATTAGGGTAGTCTAAGTTTCTTTATCTGTTTTGGTTCGGTTCCGTATTTTTGTAGAATTGATTTTAGTTCTGCCTTACCTTGTTCAGTAGCATAGTAAATATCAATATATTCAAGTGCCTCTTTTACACTCACTTGATGGTATTTTGTAACTATATCAATAACCCATTGGGGATGTTTCATAACCTTTTTTCCTTTAGTATACTTTAGCCACTGCTTTCCTTTTGGTAGTATATCAATATACAATCGGTATAAGTCCTTTGGTTCAAGTTTCATTTTCTGTATTTCGTTGACCAAATCTACCCAATTCACATTCATCGATAAAAATCTATTTACCATATAGTTAGACCAAGTTTTTCTATCGGCATCATTGATATCATCCCAATAGTTTTTTGTCTGTTTAGATGTTATGTGTGTAATGTGGTCAAACAAAGATTTTGTTTTCATATCTATAAGTAGTTTTTTAATTTCTCAAGTTCAGAAATATTTGCTATATTTTGATATGTATCGTCTGTTTTATAACAATTGTATGGTTCCATGAATTGTGATATGATGTCATCTATCCTATTCTGTTCATATTTTATATCTAAATCCGATAATAGTTTAAAATAGTTGTCTCTATGACTTTGATTATAGTCATTCCTTGAAAATAAATCTTCATACCTATATGGTATAACATTACCACCTATGAAAGTTTTTAAGTAATTCATCTTGGACAAAATATCATTCATACTATTCTTCATCGACTCTACATCAATACTTTCATATTTATGTGTGGTTTTTAAACTACGATGGGAACCAATTGGTGCTATCCAATGATTTGATTGAATTGCAAGTTCTTCTGATATAACCTTTTCCCAAATATTTTCTCGAAATAATAATATTATTTTAACATCATATTGTAATAATTCATCAACGATATTATAAAATGCAGGTTCATCACAATTTATTTTACACCCATTATATCTTTCAAATAATTTATCCAAACACCATTTTATATCGTAATCCCAAATATTTTTTGAAAATGGTAAACCGAATGTTTTCCAAGTTTCGGGTGGGGCATCAAACCACACCATTTTTTGTTTAGAAGCATCTTGAAGTGAACCGAGTAAATGGTTCGAACCTGTCCTTTTCATGGACATTAACATAAACTTATCCACCTGGTTCGTATATCCTTCCAACATCTTTAAAACCACACCTCTCAAATAGTCTTTGACTTGTTTTATTCCACTCATCAACTCTGGCCCAAACATGGTCTAAATGTCTCAGTTTTGCTGCTGTGATGATATAGCTTATTATTCCAAAACCATAACCTTTATTTCTGAAGTCCTCATGAACATATAAATTTTCTGCCTCTTGTGTTTCATAGTTTAACCAATACCAACCTCTAAGTTTATCGTCAATCTCCAAAACTACCATCAAACGGCCCTCTTTAAGTCGTTTTTTTGCATCTTCTACATTCCACATACGATCCCATTTTATTTCTTCGTTAAAAAGGTCTATTGCAGATTGAAGTTTATCTTCATCTATTTCCTTCCAATATGAAATTTGATTTGGTGTTGAATAAAATTGGTAAACATCTAAATCTCTACGATACCTAATCATGGAGTGTGACCTTATGTAACATAAAAAAATTATCATTATGATAATCATTTTTAGGTGGTTGTATTTCAATCCGTTCTGTTATAACATTTTCATAGGGAACCTTATCAGTAGTAGTCCAATGCCATATTGTAAAATTTGTTTTTGATTTACATAAAGTGTGAACAAATTCTTCAACGAAAAAAAATAGATTTGGGTCATTGTATGTATCAAATAATATCCCATCATACTTTTTTAATCTATCACGATTATCAAACCAATCACCCTCTAATATCTTTACATTTGGTTTATCGTTTGACCACTCTTTTAAGTTTGAAAGTACACCATCATTTATTTCACATATAGTATGTGAATCGATTTCGTGTTGTTGGATAAAGTTTGATGCAATACCCATCCCATATCCAACCTCTAATATATCTCCACCATTTGAACACACCCACTCACTCATCTTCTTCATTATAGGTGTTTCCCAAGAGTGCATTACTATTCTACCATCATCTAATTTTATAGAATCATCATCAAAACTATACTCAATCATTGAATAGAAACTCTTCGAAATCCGATACGCCTGGTTCATTATTAGTAACTCCGAGATTTGGTCTTTTGTCATATTTATAATCGGCATATTCACCATGTTTACGAACATAATGTATAAATAACTGAATACATTCTTTTCCATGATATGGTTTTCTCCAATGATTCATCTTGGTTCCCTCGTAGAAACACATATCACCTTGTTTTAATAATACACCTTTATTTTTTTCCTTATTCATAGATTCCCATACACCATCTACTGATTCATTACCATCACCATACTTTTCGGCATCATAGTATTGCATAAATATTGGCCAAACTTCATCATAATATATAGGAATAGTAGCACTAAACTCACACGATGGTCTATCGACATGAGGTTTAAGTCTATCTCCACTATTATAAACTCTCATAAAAGTATAACAAGGATAGAGTTCTTCCCCAACCACTTCTTGTGCAATAGGTAACATCCATTTCAATATTGCATCATTCAAAGGGTCACCATACATATTTATTGTATTGTTGACTTGATTGTCCTTATCAAATCTGAAATCATCATTTTGAATTTTTATTTTATAATACTCGTGTAAGATTTCACAAGTTTCTTTAGATATAACTTTCTTTCTTACTTCATAACCATTTTCATTAAACATTTTATCCATCCCAAGTTGGAATACCAGAACCCGTATCAGCAGATGAAGATGGAATGTAAAAACTTTCCTTTAGAGTTCCATCAATAAAGTGTCTAAATTTTCTATAAGTACCATATCCAGACACTACAGTATATTCAGTATCTTCCATACGAAAATCATAAACCCCATCAAATAAACTTTCACTTATTGGAATATCATTACAGATTTGGGTTTTCACACTACCAGTCAAAGATGCACTGAATGGTGCCCAAGTATTTGGAATATCATCCCATCCTTGCCAAGTTACATTAAACGGCGTGAATCCAAATGTTGGCTTGGAATCCCAAAGCTCCCCCACTTGATCTCTAAGGCTACCCGTAATTTGATTACTACCACTCTCGTTAAAATCATCTATACTCCAAACATCTTGGTCATCGGGTATAGGTAAATTTACAACTACTGTTCCACCAATTTTTAAAGTTTTTGCCATAATCTACGCCCCATCATCATACATTATTTGGTCATTATTACCCGTACCACGCCAAGAATCGAATATTTCTGCACATTCTGCCTTTGGAAGTTGTCCATCATAAATCATACAATGCGATATTACAAAATTACCACCATATGATGGCTGGGATATTTGTTGTACAGAACCACCAATAGCAAAATCTGTACTTGGACTTCTTGGGTTACTTTGAGGAGTACTTATTCCTGTAAACCAAGCGGTATCTGGTGCAATAGTTGAGTCTCTATCAAATCCTGCACTTATATAAGGTGCTGGACCTTGGTCAAATTTCATCCAAAACATTCTCATTTTGGCTACCTGAGCACGACCACTTGGATAAAAAACACCACCAGGAATCAAATCTGTTGTTGATGGTGCAGAATAGTACAGAGGGCTATGATAAATCCTAATCTTTCCCGTAGGACCAGGTCCTGCTGTCATGTTGACTCCAGGACCAAGGTCAACAAATCTATTCATGGTTGGTGCAGATGGATTGAATCCAATGTATTGAACTTGATTAGACACCGATGTGTGAGTTACTGAAACAGCCATTATAAATGTCATCGGAACCTGAGAGTTAAATAAAGTTTGTGTGTGGTACGGATTACCTGGTTGTTTTTCTGCAACATATCCATTAACTTCAGGAACGATAATACCATTAAAATTAGGAAATTGTGGACCTGGTATTTTAGTATTGCCTTTAAGTGACTCGGTAGTTGGTGAGGGGCCATCATTACTAAGGTCCATGTTTAATCGTGTGGTTAAATCATACCAAGTTGCTATTTGACCAGGTCCACTATTTGGAACACTTGATGAGTGTCCAGCTTCCCAATTACCTATTAACTGAGGCCCGTTGATTATAGGAGAGTTACTTGGGCCATTATGAACATGCATTCTATTCATAAAATAATTTTCGGTAGGTACTATATTATATATGTCCCAATGTGACCTTTTACCAATCATCTCCCTCATAGAAACTACTTTACACGGAATCATCTCACCATAAAGTTCTGTGGTAAATTTCATATCCTTTCGTTTTGGAGTCAAACACATCATACCAGGTCTGAGTTTCATCACTTCCATGTCTTTGATTTCTTTTGTCAGGTCAGGTCGATATGAGGCCCAACCAAATGTTGGTCTTGACTTTGTACCACCACCTTCGGTATGGGTTCCGTATGGTTCCAACCCATCCATTCTATCCCTACGAATCTCCTTGTCCTGTGAGTTGATAACTTTTAATGGTTTTTCGAATAAAAATTCACTTTGAAAAAAGGTTCCATGCGATTCGAAGGTAATCTCTACAACTCTATCTGGCATCTTTTGGTCTTGGACATTACTCATGATACCATCTACAACACCCTTTTCATCGAATGATAAAACTGAATCTTGATTTTCAGGATTATATATTATTTGTTTTTTGGAACCCAAAACAAAGTTATCAGATTTAGAACTAATCTGTAAACCATCAATACCAAATGAATTATTTTCAGTCTTGATGTATCTCGTCCTCATAGATTTATGGACTATTTCTTTTGATTCTATTTTAATCGATTTATCACCAACCAAAAGTTCATCACCAACCTCTAAACTCCAAGATGGAGTAAATTTACCATTGGA